AAGACTGGTGGTACTCCGCTCCTGACGAAGGCCCACACTATTGTAACTTTGTAGACGAGGACACAGACCAATGAACATAAATGACTACGTTGAAAATGTAACAAGAGTAGAATTGATTGATGGAAGTGGCCGAGTATACGTTAATATGAATGTAGCCGACGTAATAGTATCACTTCAGGATAATAAAAGAACACTAAAGATTTTTGTAGAGGACGCTAAAGATGAAAGTTAAAATTGGTAAATACCCTACTTGGAGATGGTATCATAACTATCTGCATGATTGGTTTGATTATGCTCCTACTCCAAAGGTTAAAGTGAAGATCCATAACTACGATACGTGGAGTATGGACACTACACTAGCTCATATCGTTATTCCTATGCTGAAACAGCTTAGAGATACAAAACATGGAGTACCTTTAGTAGACGACGAAGACGTAGGTTTGTTTTTTGAGGGTAATAACGAGGAGAAGTGGGAGTGGATCATGTCTGAGATGCTCTTTGCCTTTGAGTCTAAGTTGAACAACTGGGAAGATAAGTACTCTAGTGGTGAGATGGACTATGACAGTATTCCAGTTATAGGTAAAGATGGTACCGAGATTGGGGTTACTTGGGAAAAGGCTGCAGGCCATACCTACAAACTAGATATGGATGGGCTTTACCTTGAGCAGGCACGTATTACAAATGGGTTCAGGTTGTTTGGTAAATATTATGAGGCTTTGTGGGACTGATGATAACTTATAGCACAAATTGGATGGGCCCAGTCTCCACTCGTTGGTACGAAGATAGAAAGGTTCCGTTTGAGTGGAGAGAAACTTCGGGTAAGATTTTCGAAAAGATGGAATACAGACACTACCTAGAGTCCTACTCTTGTGGCCGCATAGATATATATGGATTAGATGAGACTGAGCATTGGGGTGGTAGAAGCGAGTACAGTGTTGCCCCAATGAGAACTGAAGATTGGAATGCTTTTGGTGATTGGTTGAATGATTTGGAAACTTACGAGTTGGCTACATACGAAGAACTAATAGAACATTTTCAATATTATTATGGGAAAGAAATAAGGTGGAGTATAGAAAATGCAGACTCCTGATAGTTGGGTAGTACTAAAGATAGCCGCAGAGACTGGTGTCATCTACAAAGTCTTAGCAGGATGGAGTGGTGGTTATCTTGATGGTGATTCTTGGCGATTGAATAGTGGTATCAACATAGTATTTGAACGAAAAGATCAAGTAGACTTCTATGGTAATAGTGGATCATTATATGTTTGTAAGAAAGGCACATACGGACTAGGAATGGGTACATCAGGAATCTACAATGATATAGTATCACGCTTTGGCGACAAAGTGGAGATGATGCCTGAAGACACAGATTGGAGAAATTTATTATGACAGATCCTAAAGATAAGAAACCTGAGCTTGATTGGACAAATGATGAATTCTATGTAGCTGCTAGGAGTTGGATAGATGGGAATGAAATAAAACAGAGGAGAAAGAAAAAGATGACAATGCCTGAAGAAAGACGACGTGCCGTAAACAGAACTAGAGAGTTTTTACTTGAGTTACTGCGTGATGAGAGCGCCCCCAAAAAAGTAAGAGAGGAAGCCTCTCGATGCCTAAAACATTATCCAGGTAACTACTATATGGATCTAGCCAAAGAGCAAGCACCTCAAATATTTGGCGATTGGGAGGATTACTACGTTAAAGATGCACACGCACCTGAACCATTCGGTGATGGGGATTGGGATGCCGGCATCATACATGATGATGGATGAGTACTACGTTAAAGAGGAAAGACAATGAAGAATAGATATGGAGACGAATGGCACTGGGAAAAGATTGCCACAAATCAATATAAGTTCCATATGAGCGGTGATAATATGAAATACTGTCGTTGCGGAGGAAAATTAGGTCAGTCTAAAATAGATATGCAAGACTTAGGTATGTTTGATCCAAGTGGTGGCCCTTATATTTCGTGTCGTGATGAATATCCAGGTACGATGATTGAAGGAAAAGAGATTATACACATCGGACATCACGATGAACACTTTGTAGCAACGGTAGAGGAAAAAGAAGATGCCTAGGATTAAAAAGAAAGAGCACGAAAAGCTATCTACTAGCAATATACAACATGTTGCTGACCTGCTTGCTGCAGATAAACCCATAACAAAGAAAGAAGCCTGCGCTATACTAGCTATCTCGTATAACACTACTCGCTTAGCAAAAATACTAAACGACCATGCAGAGAACCTAGCGTACAAAGAAAAACGTAAGAGTATGAACAGAGGTAAAGCCGCAGCCCCTTATGAGATTAAAGAGGCTACTATGTTGTACCTCAAAGGTGAGAATGTTACTAACATTGCAAAAGGTCTTTACCGCTCTGCGGGGTTTGTAAAAACCATCTTAGATAAGCTGGGCGTACCTACAAAGCCCTCCAGTGTAGAGGAGAGAGCAGAGGTAGCATATTTGCCAGAGAATTGTGTAGCTGATACTTTTGAGAAAGGTGAGCTTGCATGGTCAGCAAAATACCATTCAATCGTAGAAGTACAAGAAGAGCAGACTCCTAGGCATATAGCAAGCCACAAAGGTCTGGGAGAGTGTGACTATGAAAGTAAGTATGGCTCAAAGGTTTACTCCATCTACGTCAAAGAACAAACAGAGAATGACTTTAATATTGACGGTGGTTATTATGCTTATTCTTTAGCCTATGATCTAGGCAAGCTAGAACATCTTAAAGAACATGGTATTAAGCTTGAAGCAATTTAAAAAAAGTTCTTGACAATTACGTTTAAAATACTCTATAATATCATTTCAAAATTTGAGAAAGGAAATAAAAATTGGGAGACCGATTTTACAACCAACAACTTAACCGTCTGGGTACTTGCCCAGGCTACAATAACCCAAACAAAAGGAACAGAAAAATGCCTTGGACTGATGAATCTAAAGCTGAAGCAGTAGAGTTATACGAAGCTGCCAACCCCACCCCAGAAACTAGCATGGAAATCGTAAAAGAAATCGCCGATGATCTTGGTGAGTCGCCTAATGGTGTCCGTATGATTCTTACTAAAGCTGGTGTCTATGTTAAGAAAACTCCTGCTGCAAAAGCATCTGGTGGCGCTTCTACTGGAGGCACTCGTGTCTCTAAACAAGCTGCTCAAGACGCTCTTACTGCCGCCATCACTGATGCCGGACAGGAAGTTGACGAAGATGTAGTAAGTAAATTGACTGGTAAAGCCGCTCAGTACTTCACAAAAGTATTAACAGCGAATGCCGACTAAGTAGTTTACTTAATTGAAATTGCTGGGGAGTATTGTCTCTCCGGCTTTTTCTTTGCCCTCACAAACGACCTAAGAGTATGCACATAGTAATTATTGTTGCCCAATGCTACCAAAGGAGCTCAAGTGAAAAAGCAAGAATTAAAGGATAAAGTCACCGAATATGGTGACGCAGTAATTACTTATAGAAGTGAAAACTCAAATAAGTTAAAATATAATGTATGTACTCTAGACTTCTCCACCCCTTATATACAAGGTAAGAAGAACAGAGCGAAGGAGACCGATAGTAGTCTACTATTCTTTTGTTGGGATACTGATTCATATCGACTTCTTAAACCAGGAAGCGTAACCACCGTAGTACCCCTATCAGCGATACTTAAAAACGAGACGTAGTATGGAACTCCATGAAGCACCTGAAATGTATGAGAGAATCATACACCTTGACGCTATTAAGCAAACACAAGTCAGGTTAACCGTAAGTACCTTTCGTGGAATAGAATACCTTAGTTTAAGAAAATACTATATGGACTTTGAAGAGGAATGGCAGCCTTCCAAAGAAGGAATAACTATGCCTATAGACTTCATAAACTCTAGGGAGCTCTTCATAGGGCTTACCGAGATACTATCCCTAGCCGAATCAAAGGAAGTTATCATGGAATACTTTGGTGATTTGCTAGAAGATATGTATAAATAGTTCTTGACTTTTCCTTATTTTTTAAGTATAATACTTATCTAAATTAATGAAAGAGGCAAGTAATGAAGAAGTTCTTAGACAAAGCAGCACACGCTTATTTCGAAGGTAATCCTATCATCAGTGACGGTGAGTGGGACTTCTTGTCTCGTGTTTTTAACTATGATGATGTTGGTTATACTCCTACAGATGGCGTTCGTCATTTGTTCCAGATGTATTCTTTGCAGAAATGTTTCGATATATTGAACCCGCCCTTTCATGTACTAGGTAAAGACGTTGTGGCTTCTCCTAAGCTTGACGGTGCTGCTGTGTCTCTAGTTTACATTAACGGAGAGTTTACTCAAGCTCTTACGCGTGGCGATGGTATCTTTGGTAGAGATGTTACAGATAAAATGGCTCTGCGAGTACCTGCACAAATACCAGAAAGTGGCGTAGTACAGATCACTGGCGAGCTAGTAGCTCCTGATAATATTGAAAACTCTCGTAACTACGCTGCGGGGTCACTGAACCTCAAGTGTACCAAAGAGTTTGATAGCAGGGCTACTTACTTTTACGCCTACGGGCTGCAGTGTGATAACGGTTTATCAACCTGGACAGAAGATATGGATCGGTTAGCCCTTCAAGGCTTCAACACTGTACATACTCATATGACGGCAGGCTTTCCGCAAGATGGTATTGTCTACCGTATCAATGATAACTATGACTTTAGTGCTATGGGATATACTTCTAAGCATCCTCGTGGAGCGTTTGCTCTCAAGGAAGAGCAGGTAGGTGTAGTTACAAAACTATTAGATGTTGTCTGGCAAGTAGGTAAGTCAGGTATTATTAGTCCAGTTGCAATACTAGAGCCAGTATTGGTAGGAGATGCTACTGTATCGAGAGCCACTCTTCACAATATAGATTACATCAGAGAGTTAGACTTAGAGATTGGATGTGACGTAGAAATTATTCGCTCAGGGGAGATCATCCCCAGAGTCGTCAGACGCGTATGACACACAAAAAAATAACTCTTGACTTTACCTTAAACTTACGATATAATATCTTTTCAAAATTAAGGAATCATATATGACATACATTGAACCACCGACAAGCTGCCCTTCGTGTAGCTCGCTGATCGTAGTCATAAATAATCTTTTGTTTTGCAAAAACACATCCTGCGGTACAAAACTTCACAAAAAGCTAGAACACTTTGCAAAGACCCTCAAGATCAAAGGGCTTGGACCAAAAGCTATCGAGAAATTAGGGGTCACAACTTCACAAGAGTTGTACTTGCTGACTAAAGATGACTTGGTGTCTCTCCTAGAATCTGAGAAGATTGGTGCAAAGCTTTTCGCTGAGTTACAAGTATCTAAGAATGTGCCTATGAATGTAGTTATTCCTGCACTTAGTATTCCCTTGATCGGCAACACAGCAGCTAAAAAATTAGCAACTGTGTGCGATACAATACACGATATTAATGCAGATACCTGTGAGTCGGCAGGCTTAGGCCCAAAGGCAACAGATAACTTACTTTCATACCTGAGTGAGAATGGCATTGCGCTACTAGATCATCCGTTCTCTTTCAAGTTCGAGAAACCACAAGTCGTACTAGACCAGAAAGGAGTAGTATGTATCTCAGGCAAGTTAAAATCTTATAAAACTAAAGCTGAAGCCTCAGAGATACTACAACAGAACGGTTACGCGATTAAGGCTTCCTTGACGCGAGATGTTACCATTCTAGTTAATGAGAGTGGTATAGAGTCTCAAAAAACACAAAAAGCCAGAGACGCTGGCGTACAAATTATAACTAACCTACAACAATTCTTGGAGAATTAAAAATGGCACTTCCTAAGTGGACAGACGAGCGTACAGCTCAATTAACAGCATTCATCGGTGACGAGTCACCTGTATCACAATCAACTGTTGCAGAAGCAGCAGATCAGTTAGAGACTAGCCCACGCTCGGTTTCTAGCAAACTTCGCAAGATGGGTTTCGACGTAGAACTAGCTTCTGCATCAGCCTCTCGTGCGTTCTCAGAAGCTCAAGAAGCTACTTTAGCCTCTTTTGTTACAGATAACAGCGGTGAATACACTTACGCTGATATCGCGGGTCATTTCGAAAATGGCGCGTACTCACCTAAATCAATCCAAGGCAAGATCTTGTCAATGGAATTGACTGCTCACGTTAAGCCTGCTCCTAAAGTTGAGTCTGTTAAGACTTACACTGATGCGGAAGAAGTAACTTTCGTTGAGCTAGTAAATGGTGGCTCTTTCGTTGAAGAAATCGCAGAAGCCTTAGGCAAATCTGTAAACAGTGTTCGTGGTAAAGCTCTTAGCTTATTACGTGCTGAATTGATTACTGCAATTCCTAAGCAGAAAGAAACTAAAGGTTCTACGAAAGCAGATCCTTTTGCAGACCTTAATGACATCGACGGTATGACTGTTGAGCAAATCGCTGATGCGATTGGTAAAACTGCACGTGGTGTTAAAACTATGCTTACTCGCCGTGGCTTGGTCGCTTCTGACTACGATGGCGCTTCAAAGAAAGAAAAAGCATCTGCTTAATAAGTAGTTGTTAAACTATAAGCCTCTGGGCCAGTTCCAGGGGCTTTTTTAGAATGTCAAATCGGGAGAATTTTGATTGAATATTGCTAGTGCTCTTATAAAGCAAGTGCTTGAGCTACAGGACTTCGAGACCTGGACTAGCTGTCGCAAGAATTATCTACCAACGGAGTATCATTCTCTGTATGGAATCATAGATCATCATTGTGAAAAATATCACAAAATGCCTACATTTGACGACCTCAAGTTTGAAATCCGCGATAGCGGGGTTCGAGAGAAGTTGTATGCAATTGAAGCCGTTGAGGTGGATGCAGATGCCTTCATGCTTTTGGAGTATCTCAAGAATGAGTACGCCCAAAAAGAGATCTTGAACTCACTTGAGGACTATGTTGAGAATTCTGTAGCTTTTGAAGATGCAGAAGAATCAGTAAGTCATCTCCATCAGATCGTACTAGATGTCGAAAATAAAGTAGACCTAGAACGACCACAAGATAGTATGCAACGTATTACCTTGTTTGAAGATGATGAAGATATTGGTAATTATCTACCTCTCGGCCTTAATGAGGAATATGATCATGAGATCAAGTTCTCTCCACGGGATCTAATCCTAGTGGGTGGTAAACGAGGGGCAGGTAAGTCCATTATCTGTTCTAATGTCGCGAATAACGTATTCAAATCAGGAAAGACTGCTATTTATTTCACTATTGAGATGGATAGCAGATCTATTCTGCAAAGATGCTGCGCTATCGCTACGGAGATACCTTTTGCTCGCTTACGTACTAAGAATCTTAGTATGCCTGAGTGGGAGAAAGTAGCTTCATGGTGGGCAGCTCGTTTTGAGAAAGGACAGGAACGTTTGAAAGAGTATAGAGAAAATCGTGATTTTGATAGGTTTCATCATGAACTTACTACCACCTGTGAGCTCCTCCCGACTCAACAGCTGGATGTAGTTTATGATCCCTCTCTAACACTATCTAAGATCAGAGCAGAACTTGATAAGAAGGTTAAAACTCTAGATGTAGGTGTGGTAATTGTCGATTATATCAACCAAGTAAAGCGTTCCAATCTACCCTCACGTGGCGGTCAATATGATTGGACGGAGCAAATCGAAGTTAGTAAAGCCTTGAAAGCTATGGCACAAGAATTTGAAATACCAGTATTCTCACCTTACCAAACTGATGCAAGTGGCGAAGCCCGTTTTGCAAAAGGTATCCTAGATGCGGCAGATGCTGCGTATTCGATAGAAACTTGGGAACAGGAAGATAACTGTATGACATTGAACTGTGTGAAGATGCGCTCCGCATCCATGAAGTCCTTTTCGTCTAAAATGTGCTGGGAGACCTTGAAGATAGGTCCTGAGGCTACTCTTACGCCTAACGAGAAAGCGGATGCTGAAAATCGTTCAGACGAGCCCATAGACGACATCTAACAAAATAGTTCTTGACATTTGCTTTATAATTTGATATAATATCTTTCTTAAATGAGAGGAGTATATTCATGATAGTAAGCGGAAGTATTAATTACACGCCTTGTGGACGCAAAAGAAAGACGCATAGAAAAGTCAAAAAGACACAGCCTATTGCTAGAACCTTCTCCAAGCCCGAACCTTACCGTAGGGAGACTGCATATGTGCCTTCTCAGCCTATGATGGGTGTTGCAAGTAACAATGACACTAGCTATAAAAAAGAAGTATCTAAACAATATACTTTGGCTCCTGCCTACAATAAAGGTGCGTACCAAGTAATCCCACTAGACAACATAAAACATATAGGAAAGTAAAATGCCAATTAAGTTCAAACCTTCGCAAAAAGTATTGTTAGACCGTAAAAGTAAGAAATTCACTGTTCAACATTTCTATATGAAAACTACCTCTACAACAGAGCTAGTAAAAGAATTAGCGAGAGCAGTACCAAAAGTACAACAAAAAATACGCAACGAATTAACCAGAAGAAACGTAGACTACTAATATGAATGTTCAGGATTTACTAGAAAGCAAGAAAGTAGAGTATGTATATAAAGGCCAAGACTTCTTGGTCAAGTGTATAAATCCTGAGCATCCCGATAGAAACCCTAGTATGCGGGTAGATCAGATTACTGGAGTATTCCAATGTTTTAGTTGTGAGTACAAAGGTAATCTATTTACGCATTTTGGGGAAAAGGCAAATCAACTGCAATTAAAGCGTGAACTCTTAAAGAAGCGTATAAACGAAAAACGCGCTGAGAGCATTGGTTTGTCTTTTCCCAAAAGTGCGGTACCTTATATAGGAAACTGGAGAGATATAAAACCGGAAACCTACAAACGATTCGAAGCCTTCAACAGTGTAGACAAAGATCACGTTGGTCGAATCGTTTTTCCTGTACGAGATATGTCAGGCAGAATAGTAGCCTTTAACGGTAGACATACGGCTCAAGGAATTCCGAAATACATGATCACTCCAGCGGGGGCAAGGATGCCATTATTTCCTGTAGTAAAACCAATACAAGGTTCAATCATATTAGTAGAAGGTATATACGATATGATTAATTTGCACGATAAAGGTTTAGATAATGCTGTTTGCTGTTTTGGAACAAAGAATATAAATACAGATAAGCTATCCATGCTAAAAATACAAGGGATAGACAGTGTAGACATTTTCTTTGACGGCGACGATGCCGGACAGCAAGCAGCATCTAAAGTTAAAGAAATGTGTGAGCAGGTAGAGTTGGTGTGTAGAAACATTCACTTAAACAATACCGACCCTGGCGCATTAACCGAACAACGAGTACGTAAACTAAGAGAAAAATTATATGCCTAAAGTTGCATTAGTAGAAACTAAACCAAGTAGAACACGCTTCAAACAAGAGTTCGATAACGCCTTTGAATTCGACCAGTATCAGCTATGCTCAGACCCAACACTAAAGAAAGTCTTAAAGAAGGACTGCGATATTGAGATTGATATCGATGCTTATGACTGGATCATTTTAGTCGGATCTGACGCATTAAAGTACTTTACCAAAATTAATTCAGTTACCGAATACTCTGGCAAATGCATAGAGGATAAGTTCTTGCCTGTAATTAATCCTGCCATGCTCGCTTTCAAACCAGAAGCTCGTAGCACGTGGGATTCTTCTAGAGATAGTATCATTGCATATATCAACGGAGAAGTACAAGAAGTAGTAATTGATGAGACTGTAGCTCGCGGTATTCAAGATACGGACGAAGCTAATGATTACTTCCAGAAAGCCATAGACTGGGACTTAGATTACGTAGCACTAGATTCCGAGACCACTGGCCTATACCCTAGAGATGGTCATATTCTAGGCTTATCCCTATCTTACCGACCAGATGAAGGTGTATACATAGACACCACTTGCTTAGACGAGAAATCTGAGGAGTTGCTGCAGGAGCTATTCACAAAGAAGAGAGTTATCTTTCACAATGCTAAGTTCGATATTGCATTCTTTGAGTACCATTTCAATTTCAAGTTCCCACGTTTTGAAGACACAATGCTGTTACACTACATCATTGATGAGAACTCACGTCATGGTCTAAAAGAGCTATCTCTAAAGTACACTAAGTATGGCGACTATGAGAAGCCAATGTATGACTGGATGGATAACTACAGAAAGCAAACTGGCATATTGAAGAAAGACTTCACTTGGGATTTGATTCCGTTTGATACTATGTATACATATGCCTCACTAGATGCTGTATGTACATTCCTTTTATACGAAAAGTTTGTTAAAATACTAGGCAATGTTAAACTCAAGTCTGTATACGAGAATATACTTATTCCTGGCTGCCGCTTCTTAACAGATGTACAAGATAATGGTGTGCCGTTTGACCAAGAGCGTCTAGCAGCCTCTCAAGGTATTATGCAAGTAGACATTGATAAAGCCGTAGCGGGGTTGTACAAAAACCCTAAGATTGCAGAATTCGAGAAAATTCAGGGTAAAGAGTTCAATCCTAACAGTACGATGCAATTACGAGCACTTTTATTCGATTTTATCGGTCTACAGCCTACAGGCAAGAAGACCGGCACAGGAGCAAACAGTACCGATGTAGAAGTACTAACTGAGCTGTCTCAAAAGTCTGAAGTACCTGCACTTATTATTGACATTCGACAGAAAGGTAAGATCAAGAACACGTACCTTGATAAGATCATACCACAGCTTGACCGTGATAGTAGATTACGTACTGGATTTAACTTACACACTACAACATCAGGTCGTTTATCTAGTAGTGGTAAACTTAATATGCAGCAGCTGCCTCGTGACAACCCTACTGTTAAAGGTTGTATCAAAGCTGCTCCAGGACACCAAATAGTCGCAATGGATTTAACAACAGCAGAAGTGTATGTAGCAGCAGTACTAGCAAAAGATAAAGCTCTTATGGACGTATTCCGTAGTGGTGGTAACTTTCACTCAACCATTG